ATAACGGGCGATCGCATCCTCCACCCCAGGAATTAGCTCCTGGTCGTACGGATCATTGATGAAAGTTGCGCCGGATTTTGTACGCCGCACAGTTCCATCTAAATCCAAAAATAATATTTTATTGCTCATTAGTTTCCTCCAGATTCAATCGTTTTTTCCTGCCACGCTGCTTGTAGTGTCCAAATTCTTTGATTTGGATTTCTTTTTCAGTTACTCCAAATTCTTGCGCCTTCTCTTCTTCATGGGTTTTGACTATATCTTTTTCTTGCCGCCATAACGCCGCAACAGCCATTTGCAGCCCTTCATTCATCCCTACGCCGTAGCACGAAATAATTCTTAAAAATTTTCGTTTAGTTTCCGCCGTCACTTTACCTCTAATCTCGCGCAAAGTGTTGTCAATTACAGGCTTCCCGTCAATCATTCCCCTGTCAGGGTGATTGTCAATGTCCGCTTGTAGCTCTTGTTTGGTTCGTGGTTTTTTGCGTTCTGTCATGATTTATTTGATTTTACTATTCCACTATTAGCACACTATTAGGGGAATAGTGTATGATAAAAAATAATCCCTCAATCCGGTTGGATCGGATTAAGGGATTTTGACCCCAAGCAGACCAGACCTGATGGAGTAATCAAATTATGGCACGGATACAGGCGATCGCTGACAAACTTCCAAAAGCCCAAGGTTTAATCTTGGGAGATCACGGCTATAAGGCCATTTGTATCAATGATGCAATTGCCAAAATAAATAAATTTTATGAAGGGACTCCCGCCCAAGCCCCAAGCGAAAGAACAATTCAGGATTGGTTTTATAAAAATAGTTTTCCTAATTGGGCTGTTGCAGTTCTTTGTAAATAGAATTAACTCAAATAATCCGCAAAACTGCGGGAAAATATAGCCACCTCGAAAGGGTGGTTTTATATTGTCTATATACCAGACATCTGGCGGACATCTGACGAACACCTAACAAACATGGAAAACGAAAAACTGAAAACACAACGATGAGTTAATGCCTAATAGAAAGCAAGTTGCTAAAATCATCGGAATCGGAGAAAGGCAACTGCAAAGATATATAAAATTGGCATCCCAACATCTGAATATTTTTAAGAATTTCAGAGACGAAAACACAAATGTTTTGATTGGAATGCCAATTGAAAATGATGAACAAATTCAACTATTAAAAGCAATAAGGTCTTTGAATTTAAAGTACAAGAATACCAAAAATAAAACTCAACTTATTGCACTGGAGCTAAAAAAAATCAACGAAGGAGGCAACAATGATCAAGTTTAAACAAGTATTAATTGCCATGTTCATCTGTCTAACGATATCCTATGCAGTCGCTCAAAAATAAAATGATTGATCAAATGTTTCAGGCTAAAAACCATGCAAAAAACTAAAACAAGAATAATTCAGGAAACGCTGGAATCAAATGGCGTTAGCACGAAAACGGCTCGCCAAGCTGCGGTGACGATTGCTAATGATGGACGGGGCGGCGATCGCACGGAAAGAGGCTCTAATCAGGTTTTCAAAGCTTGGTTAGAATCTGTTGAAAATGGTACGGATTAATGAACAATCTTGAAATCATTATTACCGTTCGACAGCATCAATCCGACGGAAGCTATAGCGAGTGGACAACAAAATCCGGTTTATTCGCTTTTTCTGCAAAGATGAAACGCGAGATTAAAAAGCTAGTAGGAGCTAAATCATGAACAGATACTTTATCAGTTATCAGGCATTTAGCAACGGCAAACTTGTTAGAGTTGGGAATTGTGATATCAGCTATCTTTCTATTCACTCTGGCTCTGACATAGCTTGGATTGAACAAAAAACACTGGAAAGTTTGCAGTCAATAGTTAAATGTGATCAAGTCGTGATCATCAATTGGAAAAGATTCGAGGAGATAGTGTAGTAATGAACTTAGATGAATACATTAAACAATTTGTAAAAACAGATTTGTCCCTAGAACAAATCTGGATGAAAGCACAAGAAATCGCTACCACGTATGGCATTGATTTAACCACTCTAGATGAAGCAAACGCCCAGTTTATAGCAGGTGAAATTGATGCTGCTGCATCTTCTGGTTTGGCTGTTCCTGAAAATAATGGGGGTGGTGGACTGGCTACTGTTGAGCCTAATAAGAAAGGCAAGAAAAACACGCCAGCGACCAATGATTCACAGCAAGCGCAAACACTAAAACCCGCAGTTATTGGATTGCGGAATGCTATTGAGTCGGAAGTGTCCGGACTCTCAGATGCGTTTGATTCTGAGTTTACTAAAAATGAAAGAAAGGCTGCAAGGAAAATCACTGAACGAGCCAAACAATTCGCGCCCAATGTAGTCAACTACGTAGCCGAAGAATTGGAGGGCTATAAGGCGGATTCACAGATATTTCACGGACAAATTACAGGAATCATCGAGGAGGCTTTCGGCGGTTTCTTCGATAATTAAGCCTAGCAATTGGATGATTGCTGCCGTATTTATTCAAGCAATGTTATTAACAGGAGCGTTATTCTATGCAGCATCACAGCCTCCCAGATCCGTGGGAGGAAACGACTACCAAAAGCCCAACACCAACGGAGTTTACCGTCAGACCGACTGGTGAGCCAATTGAATTTAAAGTTAAGCCAGATGGCGAATTTAACTTTAAAGGTGTGCCGGATGATAATGTAATCCGGCAAATAATAACAGCTACCGACTATAATCGAGCCGCTACTAGGAGACAAGAATTAGAGATAACTAAGCAAGCAAAAAATATTGATCTGCTGTCTCTTGGTGTTTTAGGCTCATCAATTTTAGTTAGTATTATATGTCTTTTCATTTCATTGCACAACAAACAACAACAACCGCAGGGGAGCGTAAATAATGGAGAATTTTTTCGGGGGACTTACTGCCGGTAAAACCGCTAAATTATCTGGTAGTGGACAGGATGCTACTGCTATCGGTAATTTGGGCAATTCTAAAGCTCGCATAACTGCGAAAATGAAATTGCCGACTGAAATTTCGGCACAGCAAGTATTAAACCTGGAGAAAGAAATGGGACAAGTTGACGGCGAATTGGAATTAGCTAGTCAGATTATTTCGAGCCAAGAGAAGCTATTAAATAAAGCAATTGATCTTCACAAGAAAAATACTGACTGGGCAACTACCACAATGAAAGCCGATCAAAAGCTTCGAGAATTAGAAGCTGGACATCAGCAAGCGATTTCTAAATATGCCCTCGGCGCAGCGACTACTCAAGCGTATACAGATGGCTATGTGGAAGCCTATCAAATGAGTGCGGAGATATTCAGATGATCTTCAAGCGCAATTCCGAAGCCGACAACGCCCTATTTCTGTTTTTTAATAAGGTTGGCTGGGCTGTGTTGTTTTATAACGGATACACCCTGTATCCTTACTTTTTCGACTTACTAAAAAGTGCGACTTATTGGCAGAGAGTGTTTGCCAGTGGCGTGGCAGTGGCATTGATTCTAGGTATTGAATTGTCCGTAACGACGGTATTATTCGATCCTAGAATATTGGTAAAAATCCTAGAAAAACCTAAAGTTGATAAAGAAGTTAAACAAATGTTTGACGTGGTTAGTTTTTTAGGAATTGCTGTTTTTCTATTAATCGCTTCCTACACTTTTTGGACTGATTACGAAATCAATCTCAAGCAGTTAGGTAATCCCAGCATGATGTTTTTAAAAGTATTATGCGGTGTGTTTGTGATTGGCTCTGAACTGGCTTTTGGTTGTGCAAATATTTTTCATTTAGCCAGTAAGGAGGCTGAAATCAATGATTCCAGACGCTAAAGGTGTAATTACGATTCTATTAATTGCTCTTTTCTTGGGCATGATTTTATATTTACAATATGACATGAGAAGATGATGAAGAACCTACTCTACACTGGATACTGTGTATCTGGATTCTCTTTCTTCCTGCTTCTGGGACAAATTATCAAGGGCTTTCCTGAGTCTCGAAATGGCGCGATCGCCCTATTCATTGTTAGCTTTTTAGTAATTGTAGCTATGGGCTTCTCCAATTGGTGCGGACTTTGGTATCAGACCAACGGGCATCTGTCCAGAAACCAATCCATTGTAGGATTTGCCCCTATCTATGTTTTTGGAACGGCGGCCATTGTTGCACTAAGTATTGGAATAATTGTAGGGGGATAATGAAATGCTGGAATCGCCGAATCCATTCGCAAGGGAGAAAAAATGCTTTGAGCCATTAATAATTTCTGAAAGGATTTTACTGGGATTGCTTGGTGCAACCGCAGTTATTGGAACTACTCTGCCTATTCTTTTCCCAAGTCAAATTAAGGAAGTCAAACTAATCCAAAATATATGGGGTTTGACTTCATCTCTTTGTTTTTCGGCAGAATGTTATCGCCGACAAAGGAAGGAGAAAACTTATCAAGCTATAGAGGAAGCGAATTTCCAAATAGTAAATGAACAACTAAGAGGAACTTTCACCTATGAAAAAGCTGCTCAAGAAATAAATTCCAAGCGAGAGTTAGCGGCTCAAATTAATCGCCTCCCGGTGGAGGAGCGCGGCCGATGGATGCAGCAATATGGCTTGCATGGATTAGTGGAATTACCACAAATCCAGCAAGCCGTGATTGAACAGCCAGCGGCCCAGCAACCGCCCGCACTCAAGGGAAGTTTTAACCCCGGTCAGTCTACTTTTGAACAAATATCCGATGATTTGGCTGTATCCGTCGATCACACTTGGATGGATGCAAAATTTATCAATGCCTCGAAAGCTGTATTCGGTCCAAAAGGAAGCGGTAAGTCGGTGTATTTGGCTTATGAAGCGATCGCATTCCTCACTCACTTTCCCGATGGAGAATTGAGGATTGGGGATAAGCATTTTGATGAGGATGAATCACAATGGCTGCCAGGTGTGCCAACTGATGTTTTGTTAAATCAGTTTGTAGCCAAGAAGCCAGATCAAATCCTGAAGATGTTCCGCCGTGCCAAGCAGCTACTCGATTACAGAATTGAGAAAGGAATTAAACAAAATCATTCTGAATGTCAGCCTTTCAAATTAATTTGTGATGAATTTGAGGGGTTTGTCATGGGATTGACTGATGCCGAAAAGGCAGAAGTAATGAATATTATTGCTCAAACTCAAGACGAGGGACGGAAATATTTAATCAATATCACATTGGGTATGCACTCTCTCAAAAAAGAGAGAATTGGTGTTGACAGTTCCGTTCTTTTTCAAATGGATGTTTTATGCTTGGGTTCGGCATTGGCTGATCCTAATACTAAATTTCCGGCTGATTTTGAAGCTAAGAGATTACTTCAAGAACAGATGGAATTGCAGCGCACTCTCAAGAAGTCTCAGGGGTTTGCTTGTGTGGTTCGCAAGTTAGGAGAAATGGCAAAGGTTGAGGTTATTCCGTTTCTTGATTTGAGTAAATTTAGTTTTGATGTTGAGTCGCCGGAATCATCGGAAGTGACTCAACATGACAATCCAAATCCTTATCAAATAATAAAAGATTGGATAAGCCAGCTTGGCAGAAATCCTACCGATTCTGAACTGATTCAAGCCTGGCAACAAGTGACAGGAGCGTCATTAACTCATGAAGCTCTGGTACTTCTCAAAAATAATTTAGAGTTGACAGACGCGAATAATGAAGTTACATGGTCAACGATTACCGCCAATCTAAAATTGCCGGATAAGTGGCGGGAGGAAGACTTGCAGAAGGCGATCGCCTCTCGACTTATTCAGTATGGTTACAAAGCAGAATTAGAGGTTAAGTGCAATGGCGGCTTTGTAGATATCGCCACTGATTTTGATGGTGGGACAATTATCGAGATTAAAAAATTTCTCACCAGAGATACTATTTACCAGGCAGCCGGACAATTGCATTTGTACGGTATTAACAACGAATATAAATTACTTGCTATTGGTTTTTTGCCAAGCAATGAAGGCGATATACAACAGGCAAGAACAACCGCTTCGATGATTGCACAAGATCAAAGAATCAGATGTTTATTTATTGAGTAAAGATGAAAGTTAAAGTTTTCAAAAATTATAATTCTTTCCGCAAAGCTGTGGCGGAAAGAATTCACAAGTCAAAGCATTGGTTAATATCCGGTTACATGGTTTCTCTAGGCTACATGGTCAAGCAAAGCATTGAAGGCGGACTTAATATTTCGATAACATACCGACTAAAACCCGGAATAGTCCTAACCGCAGAAGATGTCGAGAAAGTTGTTAAGGAGATGGGAAAATGAAATCCGTAAACCAAATTTGTAGAGAGAGTTCGAGTTTTCTAGGCGGTAGAGAAAATGCCTACATTATAGCTGATGCTATTAACAATAACGATGCGGACACTTTCAAGGATGCTATCAAAACATTACCAAGCGAATCTTTTCCGCTTGTAAGAATACTACTTAATTCCTCTGTGCCAGCCAGAAACCAAAGATAGGCTGATGGTATTTCGCCGCCAAGCAAGGATTCACAACTTATCCCTACTAGAGACAGTGGGGATTTTTTGTGATATTTTCTATTCTATGAACATATAAAGGAGAGATATGGCACGAAGTCAGAAGTATAGTGAGAAGAAGGTTTCCAAGCACATTAACCTCACTCCAACAGCGATCGCACTGTATGAGGAATATGCTGCTAGTCTTGATTTGAAGATGAGCGAGTTACTAGAGCAAGTAATTCGCATCCCTTCTGTAGCGAGGGGTTTAGCTGTTTTTATCGAGAATAAAGAAAAATCTTCAAAAATAGCTTGACAAATTTATTCTATGGACATAGAATTATTGTATAAACAAAGCGATCGCCCCATCCCGCAAAAGATAAGCGATCGCCTTACAACCTAAAAGGTCTAACTTAGTATGACACATCCTGTATATTCTGCAAGAATTTTATCTGCTCAAATTAAGTATAGCGATGGTTTTGAAGAGTGCGAACCAGAAAGCTATGCGGTAATTAGCAATGGAAATACTGTTTGTGATGGCTTTAAATCCTACTTTCAAGCAGAGAGTTGGATTAAGCGAAATGGTTATGAGCTAGATCGTTTATCTCCTTGGGAGCAATACTTGGAAGATTTAGTGACTGAAACAGATGAAGAGATAATAGATGATTACCTGTTTCATGATGAAATGGAACGAGGTTCTGGCCGTGATAAAGTCCCTCAATTTGTAGCAGTTTAGTTAATTTCAGCGATCGCTTTAGTTGAAAGATTAGAGCGATCGCAACTGCTAAAATAGAAGGTAGCATAATTATCTTAGCTACCACAAATTCAAGTTTCTTTCTGCTGCTAAACAAATGAGATTTTCCGTAAATCAAGTTTTTGAAATAGTTGATGGTATTCCTAAGATACTTTCAACAGACATCAAGATGCTAAGTGAATCAAGTGATCTTTATTCACTGGCACGAGATTATTTAGATGAAATTGATGGATTGATTTTCGTGCAACGAGATCAATACGCTGGCTACAAAAAAAAGAAAAAATATTGCATCGTCTTGATGCCTCGACAAGACAAATTAATTGTTTGTCACAGAGAGGAGTTTATCGTTGAATTCGATGAAGGTCGTGCAAGTAAATTGTTTCCATATCTTTGGGAGACAGAAATAAAAACACTAAATCAGCTTCATGAATTTTTCCAACACATTAGCTTGGATACTTTATAGATTTAACCATTCAGGAGACATTATGGGTATTTTTGGACTAACAGACAAAAGACCAGAAAATAGCTTGGGTAGAATAGAAGTTTCCGCTTTTAAAGGCGGTCGCAAGCAAGTTAACAGATTTGGTAAAGACCTAAATCAACAGCTAAGACTAACAACAGTAAATAACGTTGCATCTTTAGTCTTGAAGCAGTCGAACTCTTATGGAGTTCCAGATGTAAACGGAGATTTTGTGACAGATCAAATTAATATCTATCTCCCTTATGACGACATAGATAGAATATTCGTGACTTCCATGAAAAGCTATGAAGCAAGTGGGCTAAAGATAGTTTGCGATCGCCACACTATCAGTAAAAAGTGCGTGATAACTGAGGATTCAAAAGGGAATAAATACAGGCCAATTATTGATGTCGCTGATCCATGCCCAATGAGAGGATGCGAGATATTTGAGCAATGCCCAGAAGGATGCCAGAAAGAAGGCAAACTTTATTTTTATGTTCGGGAACTAATGGATAAATCCATGATGATTCCTGGATGCCTGACAACTCACAGTTACGAGGATTTAGTTAATATTCCTGAGCAGCTAGAGCAAATAAAATTAGCTTTTGGGAGTTTAACTTCTTCGCCTAATTTTCCCCTTGCTTATCATTGGTCAAATAAAATCCCGTTCATTTTGACTCGCACAGAGATCAAAATAAAACGACCTGTTATTAGCAATAATTTAAGAACAGGCAAAAAAGCCGATGATACGACTTGGGCTTTGTCAATTCAAATTGATCCGCAATACATGGAGATGCTGCGAAAATGGCAACGGATTCAAGAAATGGAATCTCGTAATATTGCAATTGCTCCAGCTACTTATGCTGGATTACTGTCTGGAGACTCTTCTACCATCATAGATGTTGAGGTAGTATCAGAAACTCCCAAGCAACTACCTTCGGCTATTGAGACACGGGCAGATAAATTTCGGAAAAGAATAGCTGAATTATCTAATGAGTACAAATCTTTAATTGGTGAGGAATATCCTCTTCCTGGCAATCTGAATGTGATGTCAGAAGAACAATTAACTGAGTTCGGCAAATTCCTGAAGAAAAGCATTGATTCGATCAAAGAAACGGTTCCCTCTTATTCGGGAGAACCAGCTTATCCAATTGATTACGACATTGACCCAGACAGTAGGCAGCAACAATGGCAAGAAAATAATTTATTACCTACTGAATAATTAGATAGCGATCGCCCATTGTGGCGATCTAAAAAACAATGAATAATGCAGTTCTAGGAGGGATAATTGTAATCCCTCCACAACTAAGACACACCACAGACAACAAGACAGTTTGCATTTTTGAATTAGGTTTTGTTAATCCATCAAAATCCGAATCAATTAAAAATATCAGATGCGTTAGTTTCGGGAAGATAGCAGAAGCGATCGCGCAACTACAACAAAGTCAAAATCTCATTGTAATTGGTTCAATCAACATCATTAAGCGGGAGCAAAACGGAAACAAAGTTTATTTGACTGAGTTCAAAATCAATAATTTTGAAGCGGTTTCCAGTCCAATTAATATTAATTCTGTAAATATTGTCGGGCGTATCGGACAAGATACAGATATGAAATATTTTGAGTCTGGGACTAATAAAGCGACAAACTCACTAGCAGTTAGACGCTATCAAGAAACTGACTGGTTTAGCTTGGAAGCATGGGGTAAAACTGCTGAAGTTATGGGGAATTACGTTCGCAAGGGTGGATTAATTGGAGTAATAGGAGAACTCAAATTTGAGGAATGGAATGACAGAAATAGTGGCGAATTGCGTTCAAAAGCCGTTGTTAAAGTTAACCAATTGGACTTATTAGGTAGCAAGCAAGAACAAAGAGAGGGATATTAAATAATGAGCAACATAATAGGACAACTTAGCGAACAAAGCTTTTGTTATCAAGGAAGCATTGAAAAGTATATCGAGAGCTATGGGAAGCCAACAGACTGGGAAGAAACAGAAGAATATCAAGGTTGGACTTTAAGGATAATCGCACCTAATCAAGGGATTTTAGGTATTGATATTTTTCATCCTAAACATGGAGGATTTTCTGCCGATACTCATGAGAAGCTTGGCTATTACGATTCAGAACCACATTTTCAGTTTGCTAAACAAGCAATATCTAATTTATGTAAATAGTCAAAAAATGCCAGAGGGATTCATCCCTAATATCATTGGCGCGATCGCTTACATTCCTTACTTTGTTTTCAATGTTAGGCAGATAGCGCGTCTGTTTAAATCTAAACCTTTTTAACAAAAAATAACGATCAATCTCAAGCCACACTTTCTCGCAAAGTGTGGTTTTTTTCTTGCTTGCCATTCAAAAAATCAAATAAGATGCACACATCGTTAATAAATTTCTATATCTAAAGTTAGATTTTTTTGAAGCTCGTAGCCATTAACTGGTATAAATATTTTGTTGTTGCTTTTACTCATCCCCGTGACGACCACCCCAAGCACCCCAGATCAACTCTTACTCACATACCTAATTGAGCGTTCTACTTGTGGGAATGTATTAAAATATTGCACCTTAAATGTGGAACAAGAAAATATTGTTATTTCTTGCTTAAATGAAATATGCGCTAGTTCTCTAGCTTTTAATATTAAAGAATTAGCTGAAATATTAAAAAGTCTCATCAATAGTCAAGGATTGCTCATAAAATTAGGGGAAGATGAATTTGATTTTATCTCCCTAACCGCAAAAAGACCTAAGATGATAACAACACTTACTGCAAAGCAAATTGCTGATTATTCAGAACTTTTGGATATAGCGCGATTTTCAGAATTCCCCACTTACATCACTTTACTACCTATGCAATGGGAATGGAAAATGCCGATTAAATGCGTGTTGACATCAAAGAAAGTTTTGCAACATACTAATCGCACCCCGCTAGATTTTCATGGTGCGGACATCTCGATTTTATATGATAAAAGCGATCTGGAAAAGCAGATCGCTATCTTAATGAGAGAATTTTGGCGTAATAATGGAAATCCAACTCGAATTAATGATTTAGAGTACACTACTTATCTTTCAGACCCTACTCAAAAATCTTTACAGAAAGATCCCTATAAACGATATGAGTACAATGCGGATTTTGAAATCCAATTCATTGAGGGTATTGGATTAATTAGGATTTGCCATTGCAAATCGCGTCGTCCAAATTTTCAATAGAAGAATTGCAATTTCCTAGCCATTCATCACGACTGAATAATTGCTCTCGTCCATCTAAAACCATATAAATTATTCTTTTTTCTCCTATAGCAGCCTCACCCGTTTCCTGAATCTTTCGTAATCTTTCGACCGACAAAGTAGCCGAAGATTTTCGATTTAAAAACGCAGCTTCTAAATCATCTTGGCTAATGCCATAGAATCGTATTGCGATCGCTATCTTGACATTAATACACATATCAGTAATCCCTTTTATGACTCCTGATCGTGGCTCGCAAGCTTTTTCAGGAATTGATTCACTTGCAATATCAATAAAATCATATATCGTCAAGGGTTTATTGTTGCGATCTAACACAAGTCTCGATGCAGCGATCGCATCGAGGGTGTTGAATTCCGGCATCACAACACCACGCTCTATATCTCCCAGTGTCGTAAATTTTATTGATTGGCCTGTTAGCTGAGTTATTTTTTCTGCTGCAACTCGTAAACTTAATTTTCTTGCTTCACGATTAAATCGAATTATTTTACCTAATTCTGTTAATCCTGCTTTAGTCCAAGCCTTAGATTTATTTTTAATACAACTATTCATTTTTTGCATCTCCTTTAGTGCTTTATAGCCTACACTTCCCAAGCTAAATCATCAATTATTGTTAAGCTTTATTAAGCTGTAGCCTAAAACTTACAGCCCTTGCTATACTGTATTTTGTAGCCAACGGAATACGTAACAATGCTGATTAGAGAAAAACCCAGAGTACCGATTGATCCTGATCTTAAAAAGCGTTTAGTTGCATTATCACTCAAGCGAGAAACTAAACAAAGTGACCTTGCAGACTTAGCCTTGAAAATAGGTCTGGACTTTTTAGAAGAAGTGGGAGTAGCCGCGTGAGTTCAGTTATGCCAGGGAAGAAATTCATTATTGACGGAGTTGAATATAAAGTCCTCCGTCCCAATAAGTTTCGCCGGCGAAACTGGACCTGCTTGTATTACCAGAAAAATAGCGGACTAACTAAAGAATTTTCATCAGAAGAAATCTTAGAGGCATTGAAATGAGTTTGGCGATAAATACAGAAAGACCAGAAAACATTCAAGCATTAATTGACAAATGGCTTGAGCAAGAACAGAACGGGGTTAGATTCCCTGTTGATTTTGACACTGCTTGGTATATAGCTGGATATTCAAGAAAGGATTCTGCAAAGCGCAAATTATCCAAAATGATTGAAGGAATTGACTTCCGCCGATTTGTGGAGGTCAGAAAGCGCCACCAAGGAGGAACGGTAGAAGTTGAATTATTCACTATGTCCTGTGACGCTCTCAAGCATTTTTGCTTACTAGCTGAAACAGAAGAAGGAAGACAAATTCGCAATTACTTTATCGAGTGCGAGAAAAAGTGGAAATTGGTAGAAAAATATCATCCTGACGCAGCAAACGAAATTGAGATTCTACATCTAAAACTGCAATTAGCTCAAGCTGAAGCACAAAAAGCGATCGCAGAAAAAGCAATTCTTGATACTCGCCATCTTATTGTTAGCACTTGCCCCGAACCAGTTCAACAAAAAATCTTTGGTTACGAAGTAATTAAGGAAGTTGAGTATAGAGACAGAATTGTCCACAACGAGCAATTGATACACGATGGCGAGACTTTAACTAAAACTGAACTCTGCAAGCGTTACGGATTCGTTTATCCTAAATCGGGCAAACCTAACTACATCCAGTTGAACGATTATCTAGCAAGAATCAAGCTATCCTCAGAAGCTTGGGAACTAAAAGCCAGAATCCAAGATACTCAAGAACTGCGAAGAGAGTATTTACCAGAACTGGACAGATTACTAATTGATAGCGATCGCCAAATGTGGTTAGGGGAATAACAATGAAAACTATCTGCATTATCTACCGAGTTCCCGACTATGAACTGGATCGAGTGCGCCAGGGCGTACCTATTGAGGAACTAGCAAAACTTATTGAACCGACAGAGTTTATCCCAATAGAAAAACCGTTGTACAGCCAGAGGTACAACAACTCCAGAAAAAAGAAAAGCGTGGATTATTAACCACGCAATCAACAATAAAAACCACTTAAATTATATGACAACCAAAACAGCACAACGTGGCAGTGGCCGCCGCACAAAGTCCGTTGATAAATTTCTTAACACTCGACAAAAACAATTAGGGCTAGGCAATGCTGATCAATGTCTCCCTACTTTAAACCGCAATACAGGCATTGAGCCTGAAGACAGACTACCCAACCTAAAAGCCGCAGTTTTGGTGCGGATTCAAGCTATCCATGCTCAAAGTTATATTTCTGAAGAAATGGCAGCAGAAGCAAAAAATACCGCAGAGATAATTGAAAAATATGGAGTAGCTATGCTCTATGGAAAATATTTCATTCAGACAGCATGGGCGATCGCTGTCTTGAGTTTCCAAAAAGAAGGATTTACGGCTTTTGGACTCAGCTTTAAATCAGAGTTAAAGGGAGATAATGCAGCGTGATGATTCTCTGGGACTATTATCATCAAATCAAAATAATAGGCTATGGAGACTATAGCCAAAGATTTGGCAAAGAAGTTTATTTTGGCGAGCTTAATTTTCATCAGCAAATAGAAGCTTTAAACCAAGGATTCGCCCCTGCATTACCTCTGGAAAATCCTGAATTATGTAGCAGCAATTACGCCTATCCAATAGATTGGACAAGTTCAAAATACAGTCCCTTTTAATCAATATGGATGAACAAATCGATCAACAAATTCGTGATCTATTCTCCACAGGAATTGAAACTTACGCAGGGCTAACCTGGGAGACAATGAGAGCCAAAATAGCTGAACCTGATAGTCACATTGCATCTCGATTAAATCACCTACAGATATCAGGAAAACTTCAACCCGTTGTTATTTACGTCCCGACGGAGAAATTGAATGCAGACTAGCATCCCACCATTAAGATTAATTCCCCTTGAATTAAAGCAATTTCCCCGCCCAATAAATTTAGGAGTATCAAGCCCTAAATATTGGATTGGCGATCGCTTGCTAACAATTAAAGGATGGGGGATTTGTGTCGGACTTAAAAAATGTAAATCACTAAATGCTTGGCTTTTTTACATTGACCTAGACGAGATTGAGCATCATCAACCATTCTTTGAAAAAGAGATTATTTGCAAACACAACATTTAATATCCATGAAGAAATCAACAGCAGTAATGACAGAACCAGTAAAGCCAACATTTGACCACCTCGAAGCATTTGAACCGCTAGAGGAAATAGTTACTACAACTCGAAGCATAGAGCGCAGAATTATCAAAGTAAAAGCCAGGCGAACTGCCGATGCCGAATTAATTACCATCGAGTATGAAGTGGCTCATGAAAAAGCAAAAGACGGTTGGTTTTCCGCTACTTTTACCTCAAAAGAAGAGGCTAGAGAAGAATTTTACAACAGCATGGACAAACTTCTACCACTTCTAATATCAGCAGTTGGACTTGATTCTGATCAATGGGAAGAGGGTCAAGTTATCGGTGTTTCCTTCAAACATACAGAAGACAACATTGGCATAACTATTACTGGAAAATGTGAAATTAACGGATCTTATCCATGCCCAACTTCACCCTATGCGATCGCTCAAGACAACCTTGACTACGACTTAGTTACGGCACTTCAACAGGAAGCGATCGCATACCTCGATGGAGCAAGAAGGCAACTATCACTATTTTAAGTATGCAAGAATTTCACGTTTGGATTTTCACTTTATTCATCATCGGATTGGAAACGATTTTAATTGCTTTAGTTTCAATCCTGTTGTTCATAATTCAAACTCAAAAATAAAAAACAATCCCCGTGAAATTCGGGGATTACTATTCACATTTAGCGATCGCTATGATACCACAACCACCAAGAATTTTTACCTCTTACTACGGCGGAAGACAAATAGGTGAAAGTATTTCTATCTCTCTTTCTCCGCCTAAAAGTTGTAATTTTACTCATCTGCGATTATTTGCACCTTCTAAAAAGTTATTAGATTTTTGGAATAGCAGCAACAAAGACAAAGATGCAGAGGATAAATACACCGATATTTTCGGAGAAGAGTTAAATACTAATCGGAACTTAATTGATTTATGGATTCAGAAAAATAGCGACAAGATTGTAACTTTCAATTGCTATGAACCCTATGGGCAATTTTGCCATCGCCACTTACTAGAAGAAT